TAAGATGTTAAATGCTGATGGTGTTGAAGACGAAACAGTAGGTCAACAGTGGTTAGAGACACACAACAACTGGCCTGCACAAATGTGGATTCAAACATCTTATAATACAAAAGCTAATAAACATTCATCAGGTGATGATTCAAAAGCATTTAGAGGAAACTACGCGGGTATAGGTTATGAGTGGGACGAAGATAATAATATTTTCTGGCCTAAAAAACCTTACGCATCTTGGGTAAAAGATACTACAACTGCACAATGGAAATCACCAATTGGTGATGCTCCTGCATTAACTGCAGAACAAGAATCACAAAATACAGCTGCTACTCACAGATGGTCTTACGTCTGGAATGAAGCTGGACAAACTTGGGACTTGACAGACGAATTAGCATAAATTAAAAATGGTGGTGGTATGCAGAAGAAAGTATTAACAGAGCAAGCTCTATATTACGGTGATGTGGCAATGCCAAAAGATTGGGACATTGACCGAGATAAATTATCAGGCGATATTTTACAATCAGTAATTCAAAACAAAGATTTTCCGTTCTCACGAACTTGGGATGTGTTGAATACTTATATGAGAGATCATATAAATTTAGACTATGGATTTACTTTAATTAATAAAGAAACGTGGGGTAATATCTATAAACCTAGCGAGACTACAATACCATTATTAAATATAGATCCAGTAGATCTACGTAACTCTCCAGATTATACTTTTTTATATGGTGTAAAAGTTAAAGACTGTATGGTTAGAATACACTATGAAGATAACAGACGTAAAGGTAGATCTTGGGACATACCACTTAAAAATAATATGTTTATTATGTTTCCATCAACTAATATGTATTATTTAACTAACAATCAAAAGGATAGTTTAAACTTTGTACAAACAATAACTTATGAATATATCTAATTACTATTGGTATTTTAGTGGTGTATTAACACCTAAATTTTGTGATGATGTTATAGCTTATGCTAATCAACAAAAAGAAGTTATGGCAAGAACAGGTGGTTATGGCGACAAAAAATTAAATAAAGAAGAAGTTAAAAATTTACAAAGAAAAAGAAAATCAGATTTAGTATGGCTTAATGATACTTGGATATATAAAGAATTACATCCATATGTACACGAAGCTAATAGAAATGCCGGTTGGAATTTTGAGTGGGACAGAAGTGAGTCTTGTCAGTTTACAAAATATAAATTAAATCAATACTATGATTGGCATTGTGATAGTTGGGATAAACCTTATGATAAACCAAACACTGCAGATCACGGTAAGATTAGAAAATTATCTATGACTTGTCAGTTAACAGATGGTTCAGAATATAAAGGCGGTGAATTAGAATTTGATTTTAGAAATTATGATCCACATATGCGAGATGAATCAAAACATAGAGTACAATGTAAAGAAATATTACCAAAAGGATCTATTATTGTATTTCCTAGTTTTGTGTGGCATA